TTATAATCATTTATTTACCTCCTATGCAAAATGCAAAACGATTAAAAATAATACATATTAATTGATATCTTTAAAGATTATACACATTATAACGAAAAATATGCAATTTTTTTTTGCATATTACCTATATTAATGGATTATTCTCTTAAATTTCATAACTTTGACACCTAAGACAGTTAACTTTCCCAATTATTCCTAATAATCTTTACACTTTCATCGTTACTATGCTGTTAGTTTGCTTTGCTATAATATTTGTTCATATGCTCAGGTACACACATCTCAGGGAGGTTAGCCCTCACAAGCTGCTCTGCGAATGGTGGCGGTACAGCATTACCGCATCTTGCTACCTGTTTTGTTTTCGGGTAAACATTGCCGTCACAATCACGATCAATTACATAATTTGATGGGAAGCCTTGTGCGGCGAATAGTTCATGAGGTTGTAACATCCTCATGCCGATATCCACTATTTGATATTCTTCGCCTTTTACGGTGACTAATCCGAATCTATCTTTAGTTGTTATGGTATGTAATGGCTCGTTTATCTTCTGTCCAACATCTGAACCGTAATATTTTGTTAAGAATGCTTCGACTAAACCGAATCTATTTGAAGTTGGTATTGTTGCAATTGGTTCGCTTAGTGTTTGGCCCCTGACACCGTTTTCTGTTGTTTCTGTATAGTAAGTAGCAAGAAATGGCGTTACTAATGCATGATGACCACCTGTTGTAATTGTCTTAATGGGCTGATCAACTCTGCTTCCTGCATGTCCTGTTGTGTTTACCATAAGTGTTGGTGAAACTAAACAATGCTCCTGTTTAGTTGTGATGGTTGTTAACGGCTTTGTTAACTCGTATTGCAGGCGATCACCAGCGAATCCAGTTTGACCGATACGAACAATAAACGGGTTTGGGTTATTGACAACAAATCTTTGAATGCCCCGTGCAATGCGTCTTAAAGTATTATCCGCAAGTGGCTTTTTCCGATTGAAGATGGATGGTGTTCCTATGCTCCAATCAATAATTTCACCAGCTGTTCTCCACGGTTTCAGCTTTCCTACTTGAACAGATAGACTGTTTGGATCGCCATGTGTTGGCTTCGGCCAAACAATAGGTTTACCATCACAGCGGGCTATCATGAAAAAGCGTTTCCTGGTAGTCGGGGCACCATAATCACAGGCTTTTAATTCTTTGAATTGCACTTCATATCCCAACGCCTCAAGTGATTTCACAAATGATTTAAAGGTTTCGCCTTTTTTCTCTTTGATTGGGTACCCCTCATCATCTAACGGACACCACGTCTGAAACTCTTCAACGTTTTCCAGCATGATGACTCTTGGTTTTACAGCAATGGCCCATTTAACTGCGATCCATGCTAGACCGCGAATGTTTTTATCCTTTGGTTTACCCCCTTTTGCTTTAGAAAAGTGCTTACAGTCAGGGGAAAACCAAGCTAAACCAACTTTTCGCCCTCTAACTGCTTGTTTAGGATCAACATCCCATACGGATTCACAATAATGTTCCGTTTCAGGATGATTCGTTTTATGCATTGCAATGGCAGCCGGATCGTGATTGATAGCTATATCTACTGATAAGCCCGTGGCAAGCTCGATGCCTGTACTCGCTCCCCCGCCTCCTGCAAAGTTATCTACAATGATTTCACGGAATAGATTGAGCTGATTCATTGCATCAACCCAGCGATCACGATAATTGCCATGAAACCAAGCACCGTGAGTATTACAGGCCCGTTTGATTCCCTTTTCGCCATGACGACATTGCCTTCGATGATCAGATCATCATTTTTGCGTACCAGCATCGGTACCACATAGTCAGGCACTCTAATTTCAGCAGCAGCAGCATCTATTGTCATTGCTTGGTTTTTGCAGGCTTTGACGGCCTGTGACAGTTCAACGTGTTTTGGTAGACTCATAGATCATCATCCTCCTTATCATCACAAAAACATTCACCTTCACGTTCCCCGCACAATTCGCATTTCTTTTCGACTTCAAAGCCCAAGAAATGATATTGAGGCATTGCATAATATTTCTTTTCACAAGAAGAACACTCAACCCAACCATCGTTATCATCATTCCAATTGGCATAAGCATCATCTTCCGTTACATTGCAATATGGACATTCTTGCTCTTTTGGCAGACACATAATCTCTAAACCTCCGATTATTTGATCTTGAATCCTATTTCATGGTCCACTCTCGCAAAGTGACCTTTAGCAGTTTGAATGATTGTTTTTCCGTGTTCAGGAGCATCAGTAATGTGAGCGGTTCCTTCGCTTCCGTCTATTACGATGATGCGGACCTTCCCAGGTTCTAAATTCTGATGAATGGTTGTATCAAAGTCTTTAATTTCAGTTGGTTTCATCCGCTTCATGCCCCCATGTGTTATAATTAAAGTGTCAGATTTAATTAGCACTGGAGCAGCGGCTTCGGTGTTTTTTTATGCCCATTTATCCATCTGGTATGATGGTGACGGTTTTAGTTCTTCTCTATACACAATCGGGTGCCTTGCTAGATACGCCTCAAGCTCTTCCTTTGTCATCTTCCACTCGATGACCGGACCCGCAGCATATGGATTGTTAGGCTTTCCGCTCATGCTTTCCACCTCCGATCCTCGGTATTTCTGCTCCGCCCATCCTTTTGCAATCTGCTCCGAAGCGGCTTGAGCATTGTTTGAACTGCTTGCAACGTGTCATACAGGCCATAAGCTTATCTTCCTGCCTTACCCACAACGGACGATCGTCTGCTATTAGCACGTTTAACAGTTGGTTTCCCCGCCTTTCGTTTAGGCTTCTTTTTTTCGAGTTTTTTGAGCTTGTCCATTTCTATAAAACCGTATGTTTTGTCATGAGCAAGGACTTTAAGTGGCGTTTCATAAAGCTTTTCATATAACTTGCGCTTAATTTTGAACACTGCTGTTTCAACGCCTTTAATATCAATGATCTCAACACTGCCATCTAAGTTATGAACTTCAAAATCTGCTTCATACTGAATCTTCCGAAAAGTCTCACCGTTTTTCTCGAAAGAATCTTGCAGCAGGAAGCGTGGTTGCAATGAAAAATCTTTTATCTGCTTGGCTTGCTTGAGCCATTTAAGATGCTGATAGTATTTGGCTTCGGCTTTGCTGTCGAAGGTAATACCATCTACTACCGTTTTACGTGCGCCGTATTTATTGGACATGTTTTGTTGATCCTCGCTTTCCGTTGCTGGAAGTGCTTTTTCAGTTCGGCAACGAGTTTTTCTTTTTCTGATGCGTTTAGATTGGTTCTTTTTAGTAGTTCAGTGATGCTTGGATTCATTATTTTTCCGTTAACAGCTCCGGGCTTTCGTAGATGTTGCCAAAGACCTGCAAACTATCTTTATATCTACTAGGTGTCCTAAGTTCATCGAACTCACCTCTATGAAAATCGCCTAAATAAACAACAATCCATTTATACATGCCTTTATACTTCTCTGTGTTTTCCGAGTAGTACACAACGGCGGAATAGCTCTCAATTCCAACTCCGTTATCAATTTCCCAAAAGATCGCATCGCCTTCATAAATCTTCTTGTCGTTTTTGTCCTTTAATCCGGTGTATTGCCGAACTGCTTTCAAACTTTTATCAGCAAACGAATATTCATCACCGTCTTTATCTGAAACGCAATCTATTTTTCCGTTATCAAAAGAAATGTCATGAACATCAATAATTTCTTCGTAACTGTCTATACCTGCCCGATGCACATTAGAACCCAAATTTCTCAATGCATGTTTAACTACCAACGCCTGAAATTTAATATCTCTCATTTCCTTACCTCCCATCATCCCACAGCCATTGCAGGAGCTTCCTTTCTCTTGAAGATGCCGTGAAAGCTATCGTGATTATTGCGGCCATCGTCTTCATGCTGTCTTTCCTTCCAGCGCTTGAGCTTTCACCAACATTTGATCTAACATTTCAATGACTGGCTTTAGGCTCTGCTTTTGTCCTGTATGGTTACAATCAGGACAAGGGAAGAAGCCCGCCTTGAAAGTATTTTCGTTTATGACGACTTTCGATCCGTTACATGTTTCACACATTTAAAACGCTCCTTCTAACCGATGATTTAGCTTTATATTCTTCTCAATAGTGACCGTGTAGTTTTTTGCCATTTCATAGATTCTTGTTGCAAATGCTTCGTCAATCTCCAAGAGCTGATTTAAATCAAGTTCAGATGAAACCATGATTGGCTTATAATTCAAATAACGAAAGTTGACGATCTCTTGTATCTGTGTGAACTGCCACGGTGTCACTTGAGGTACACCCGCTTTGGGTTTGAATAGGTCATCAATGAACAAAACATCTACGGTCTTTAGAAGCTCCAGCTTGACTGCTAATTCATCAAAATCTTTTCGTAAATCCGTCATCCCCTCCAGATAAGGGAAATACATAACAGACAATTTAAATCGTTCTATGAATCCATTTGAGATACTTGTGAGAAGATGAGTTTTCCCCACACCAGACTGACCCAGTAGGGCGATGCTATTTTGTCTCGTGTCTCTGATCTCTTTAAACTTCTGAGCATATTCAAAAGCACAGTCATACAGCTCTTTAACCTCATCCGGCTTTTTTTCAAGAGAGAAGTTTTTAAAGGTTAGTTTCCTGAATCCTTCTGAAATGTTGCTGGCACTCATCAGCTTCATTTGCTTCTTTCGTGCTGCTCTTTCAGCAACGCATGGGCATTGACGGGAAAAGGTTGTCTTCCATTCCTTTGCTTCTTGAGGAGAACACACACGACCAGCAAGAAAGTCATCTTCACGAACCATTTCATGAGCTGCTAGATCAAAGCGTTTCCCCTCGTTTTTCATGCGCTCTTCTGTGCTTTTGTGAATCCGATACACGATAATTCCCTTGTCCTTGCACTCATCACATTCATACGTTTCTTCTGAGACGACCGGTGCCGAAGATTGGCGTGACTTTAGATTTGCCTTCATTCTTTGAAACACTTCGTCCAGTGTTGCCTTTGGCATCTTGCTTGCCTCCTTTGTTGATAGGGTTGTACAACACCGCTGACACCCAACCTATTGATTTTTTGTTCTTCTCAACAGCTTCTTTCATGACTTCAATCACTTTTTCTTCTCCGTGGTCATCAATCATTTGATTGATCTTTTCAGCATTAATCGGGCTTAATGTGCCACCAAAATGACTTTCAAAAAAAACGAATGGGTTCATTGGCTTGTCCTCCTGTCGTGTTGTTTTTTCTTCTTTTGGCTTTTCAGGTACAGGGCTTGCGGCATTTTCAAGGCTGATTATGCGGTACCGTCCGGCTTTCTTTCCTTGCGGGATGTATTCGATTCTCCCTGCTTCGACTAGGATCTTTCGATGCTCAAGAACCGTTTTCTCCGAAACATTTAATCGTGCAACTAATGTTGTGTTACTTACGGTAAACCACTCTCGCCAGCTGCAACCGTTGTTAATATCCATGAGCTGTAACCACAGTGCTTGTGTAGTTGGCTTCAATGGTGACGTTTCAAGCCACCGCATGAAGCCGTTTATTTCTTTTAGGTAGTTCAAGCTCCTACCTCCTTTCGCATAGAGCTGTCATTCCGTCGATGCGGACAAGCTGTAAATTTGGTTCAGTTCTTTTGATGTAACCCTCGACATAGTTTCGGAACAACTCAGACCTATTGGGTGCCCCTTCTGTCATCCATACATAACAGAAGGGAATAGGCACTCTAATTGAATGGGAGATCGTCATCTTTTATATCAACCGTTTCGCCGTCAAAAGGATCGGCTTCAGTTGCGCTAGGTTTTTCATCAGCATCAATGATTTCCGTTTCTGGTATTTCATCCGTAATGTCGATGCGCTCACGCTGTTCATTTTCGTCTTCTGTTAGCGCTGACTGCATTTCAACCGACAAGATGCCCCACTTGCTCAAGATTGCTTTTAATACCGTTTTGAGTGCCATAGCATCCCAATCTTTGCCCCATCCAAAATCGGACTTACTGAACTTGCTTTTATGCTTTTCAACGTCAGCTTTTGTCCAATAACTTGTTTTTCTAAAACCGTTTAGCAATTCAAAATATGCGGCATATCCAATGACTGAATCTGATTGTCTTTTCTCAAAATCAATATCAAGTTCTTCAGTCAGCGGATTCCATTTTTGAAGCTCTCCTTCTCGAATAGGTATACAGTTGATAAATTTGTATTGTCCTGTTCTTAAAGCAAGCTGGATATACCCTTTATAGCCTAGTTGAAATTGTGCTTTGCCCTTGTAAGGAACAATCCATGCATAACCTAAATTCTTATCTACAGGTAAATCAAGCGTTGCTGCTACCATTGCAGATGATATGACGCTCATCGGCTCCGCTTTTTGTAGCGTTTTCTCGTTGTTATATAGTCCTAATATTGACGCTGTAAATTGTGGTGCTCGCTTTCCTAGAACCTCTTCGAAACGGTTCATGACAGTTGGTGAAGAAAGCAAAGCTTTTATCGTAGTTCCTTGTGTCGCAGGGGCAGCCCCGTTATTTTGCCGTTGTTGAATGTTGTTTTTTAATGATTGATTAGTAGCCATCATTCGACCTCCTTGATTGCGAAACGCCTAGATCTCGTTTCTTTTATGACTTTTTGATAAATATCCGGGAAGTGCTCTTTCAGTTTCTTTGTGTCTACTCTGTTAGAAACAACAGGCTTCCAAGTTGCTTGATACTTCCCAACAAACCCCGTTTCAGCATCTTTCAATTCTTGCTTGATTTGATTCTCAAGCTCTTTCGCTTGCTCTTGTAAAGCCGCAATTTCTGCTTTAAGTCTTAGATAGTGTTGAATGCGCTCTTTATTTGCGCTTGTGAGATCAACAATCTTGGTGCTATCTGATTCAGCATATTTCTTCTTCAAGAACTCTTCTGCTGCGCTTGATCCGTCTAATGCTGGAGCAACACCGCCTAACACATGGTCATTCCAAAAATTCACGACAGATGAGAAGATCATGTTAATTAGTTCTTCATCACGCTCAACTTCTTTCCACACAAACCGATTTCCGCCAATCAATACAGCGAAGTACCCTTTTTTGTATTCGGGGCCTAAAATCCCTAGATAGTATTGAACCTGAACAATGTAACTGGCGGGAATTTCATCATCTATCCATTCCTTTGCGTTATAGGCAGATGTTGTCTTGCATTCGAGAATGGCTTTTTCTCCAACGATCATCCGATCAATGTTTGCTAGAATCATAGAGTGTTCGGGATGCTGTAAAATGGCGTTTTTTTTACGGACCTTTTTGCCACTCCTAATCTCAAATTCTTTAGCAACAATGTCTTCAAGGATGGTTCCAAAATAAGCTGCGTCACTCTGCTCATCCTCCAGCAAGACTTGTCCTGTCTTTTCAAGCCATAATTCAAATGGTGTTTTCCATTTACTCAACCCAAGCACAATAGCAGCATCAGACCCACCTATGCCCTTCTGACGAGAGAGAAGCCATTCTTCACGTGACATTTCAGCTGTAGATGAAAGGACCTTCGCTTGCATGGCTACATACCTACCTTTTGGCGATATGCCGCCTGCCCTAACTGAATGTATTTTTGTTTAGCCGCTGCGTTCGGAAAGTTGAACACAGGTTGTCCTTTTTTGTAGTCGATCCAACCGCCTGCCTGCTCCAAACGCTCCTGCGCTTCTCTTCTGTGGTCGAAGCTGATTTGATATTTTGACATCGTGTATACCTCCATTGAATTTTTGTTAAAGATTTGGTATACTGTCTGTACCTAATCAGAAGCAATACACCTTTTCAAAACTCGCTCTCCAAAGCGGGTTTTTTTATTTGTCATCCTCTTCTTCCTCTTCATAACCGTCTCTTTCTTGCTCGTCTTTCCAATGACTCTTCGGATACCCAAAGCTATTAATCTGCGTCACCATCGGATGCTCAATATTCAATGATTTCAGTCCTTTCAGTGCGTGTAACAAGCTCAAGCCGCACGCCATGTTTTTTCTGTATTTCCGCAGCCGTTTTAATTAGAAGTCCCTTGTTATTCATCCGTACAAGATCCTCGCTGATATTTCTAATGCTTCCAGCTAGGCTTGCAACTTCTTCGTAATTTCCGTCTTTCAGTTCTTGATGAGCAAGGTATAAAAGCTCTTTTACACTGTCAATTTTTGATTCCGCCACAGGAACATCTTCTTTAATGAATTGTTTTTCAATCATGCTAGTACAGCCTCCCTATCTTGCCTTTTGTGCATTGCTACCTCTGCGACAATGGCTTTTTTCGACCATTTTTCCGTAAGGTCTTGTATCTTCAAACCAAACTCTCTCGACATTGAATACATGAGTGTTTTGTTTGCTTGTGTCAGGTCGTATATTTGCTTGATAGCCTGCATCGGAAGCTCGGACTGTTTGCCTGGTCGGGTGTTGTTCAACCACTCCGCAAGCTCTTTGGTTGCTTGCTTGGCATCTTCCATTTCATGAACAAGATTTATGAGCGCTTTATGAGCACAATCATTTAGGGCGGGATTAATTGGTGCGGCTGCCATTGGGTGAAGCTTGAAAATGTAGTGTACGAGATCAATATGTTCATAGGCTTCACATGCTTTAAACCAGTTGATACACAATTCAGGTGTAGGTCTGACATAACCATTTTCAATGTCTGATACATTCCTCTGATCACGCCCTCCAATTAATGTGCCTAGCTGATACTGCGAATATCCGGCTTCCTTCCTTACTTTTCTAAGAATTTCAGGTAAATTCCGCTGATTATACGGGCTGTTCTGCATTTGTTCCCATCCTTCTTTATACGATTTTTATTGGTAAAATTTATTAATGAAGGGATGCAGCAGGATCTAGGAAACCCTGCGTGGAACCCAGTTAACAATGTAATTAACAGCAACTTGCATGTCTTTTCTCTTTAAATCTTTATAGCTGGATACGGCGAAACGATCTTTAATTTCCCGATGAAGTTCGCTGAAAAGCCGCTTACGCTCTGATCCATCTTCTGTAAAACTGTAAACCCTAGAAGCAACGGCTTTTTGAATCCGTCTTTGTTCACCATGATCAAGTGTGATCTGCTCATCCACTTTGGTGTCCAATTCAAGGATTTTCTTTTCATGTGTGCTTAATTTCTTAGACATCTCGTCTTGTCGCTGTGATGTCTCCAACAAGAGTTTAAGGGACTCAATGCGCTGTTCTCTTTCGGTTAAAGGTTTTGGAACACCAAAGTGACCATTCTTTCTAATTGAAGGGATGACTTCAATTGCCAGCCAGTCTTGAAATTGTTCTGCAACTTCGTTAGATGCTTTAAACGCCAGCTTGTACACAAGTGGTTCAGGAATGAAATCACCTCTCCCCACTTCTGGGGAATTTTTCGGAAGGTATTCATTCACTCGCTCCCATCGGATGTACTGTTTGTTATTTTTCTCTTGGACAAACCCTAGAGATTTCGCAACTTGTTCAGCATCAAAAATAATTAGATCACCTTCGATTTTTGCTGATACTTCAAACATTTCATTTTTGAATAACTGTGGGTTGTTCATGCTGTTACCTCCTGAATGTATGAGGAATTTTGTTCAATCCATCGAAACACTAGGTCTCTTGGATAACGACCACTAATTTCATTGAATTTTGGAAAGTCAGGCCTTGATGTGATTTTCCATACAGGGCTTCTTGAAGCTGAGAAGATTTCTTGTAAATGCTGGTTTGTCAGTAAAGGCGGGTACGAGTTTTTATTCATTCCGTCTTCAACGCCTTTTTCATAAGCTGCCTGAAACAGCTTTTGCATTTGATCCTGAAACACTGTTGCTGTCATTTCGTCAAAAGTGATAACTGTCTGTGGCATGTCATAACCTCCTACGCTGTATTTGTATGAGAATCTTGTTCTTTTTGATTTAAAAAAAGAGCCTTTATATCCGTACCTAAAATTTCACTGACTTTAAACGCATCATCCATTTTAGGTTTAGAGTAACCATTCTCCCAATTAGAAATAGTTGATTTCTTACAATTGAGTTTAAAAGCAAGCTCTTCCTGCGTTAAGCCTTTAGCTTTTCTAGCTTGAACCAATTTGAGGTTTTTCATCTTGCTCACCACCTTTGTATAAGATTCTTGTACTTGTTGCTTTAATTATAAGTATAAGAATCTTGTATGTCAACATAAAAGTATGAATTTCTTATACTTTTGTTTAATAATCTTTTCTTTATAGTACAATAAACTTGTACTTTTAAATTGGAGGAAACTGTCATGCTCTCTAAACGATTAAAGAGTGTCAGAAAGAATAAAGGATTAACACAAGAAGAGCTAGCTAAACGTGTTAAAACAACAAAAGGAACTATAAGCAATTATGAAAACGGCCATAGTACGCCATCTAATGAAATGCTGAAAGATTTGGCCGATGCATTAAATACAACTACTGATTATCTACTTGGCAGAACCGAAAACATTTCCTCGGAACAAGTTAAATATGATTTAAACGATCCTGAATTACAGATTGCTTTCAAAGACGCTTCTGATTTTTCCGAAGAAGCTAGACAAGAAACAATCAATTTTATTAATTACATAAAACAGAAGGAAAAGATGAAGGATCGTAAACCAAAAGACTAAACTAATACATTAATTATTCTTTTGTTTATATTTCTTTGTTTAGTTTAATTTAATTAATGCTGAAGGTTCTGCTGTAATTTTTACAGTAATATCTTCAGTTGAACAGCTATTCAACTGTAATTTTTACAGCAAAGTCTACAATTGAATGCCTGCTCAACTGTAAAAATTACAGCGATAAAAGGGGTGTTTTACAGATGAGTGAAAAGAAGAAAAAGAATCACACTCAAATTATCGAAGAATATATAGACCATCATGGGCTTAAAAAAGGGAGTTTAACAAGCGGCAGTGTTAAAGGTTATGGCATGCTGGATATTGTTCTAATATCTGTATATGATACTGGTTTTGATATCTTTTTATTAAAGGATGAAGCGGTTAGCAATATGGTTTCTTATAACTGGAACCAATTTTCTGAGGTAGAGATAGATAAATTTGCTCTTAGTACAGAATTTTCATTGTTAGGAGAAAAAGAAGTCACTTTAAAAATTACAGAAGACAAACCTTTTTACTCGCAGCTTGAGAAACATAATATTAAGATGATTTCCAAAAAGAGAAAGTGGCAAAATAAAATTCTAGGGTTCCGCTCTCAAAACAAATTAAAGATGGCCACTGCTACGGCAATATACTTAATAGCAATATTACTAATTGTTGTACCCATCGTTGCGTACAACCTTCCAAGCGCAAAACAAGATCGTATAGCAGTTGAAGCAGCTAAACTAAAAAAAGAAGCCACTGAAAAAGAAAATAGAGATAAAGAAGCTGCTGAAGCTGAAGAATTCAATAAAAAGCAGGCTACTAATAAGAAACAGCAAAAAGAAAATGATAAAGAATTAGTGACTAATACTATAGATCGCTTGCAAAAATATATAGATAACAGTAATGGTCAATTAATAAAAATAGAACCTATGACAAACAGTTGGGACAATGTTTATGCATTTGTTTCAGATTCCTTCAAAACTATTCCATTATCTGAAAAGGAATCTTGGGTTAATGAAACTGGATCAGATATTAAAAATAGAATTAAAGGCGGCGGTATTGCTGAAGATCCCCGAATTTATTTTGTTTATAAAGATCAGTCAAAGCTAGCAGTTCCAGACACATTCAATGAATCTTATAAAATTAAGGATTAGCCTGATAAAAGGCTTTTCTTTTAAAACAAAAACAGAACATATATTCTTATTTTAGGGGTGTTTTAATTGAAAGGACTATCACATTTGGAAGAAGAAGTGAAGAAAATTTACACAAAATTAAATATGTTTACACCAGAGGCAATTGATATGGAACGTATAGCAGCTTCTTTAAGAATATGGCTTCATTTTGAAAAAAGGACTAGTTTTGTTATTTGCGTTAATGGTTCTTACAGCATGGTCATTGATAAACGTTTAAACAAAAAACAACAGTGGGAAGAATTTGGTCACGAATTATGTCATGTGATAAAGCACTACGGAAATCAGTTCGATATGCATAAGCTCTTTCGAGAATTACAAGAATATCAGGCTAATAGTTTTATGTATCATTTCTGTGTGCCCTCCTTTATGCTTCAAAAATTGAACCTGCCTTCTTTGCAATCTGAAGCGATAAAGCTAATTGGAGACACCTTTAATGTGACTTATTCTTTTGCTGCTACCCGCTTAGAAATGTTTAGAAGAAAAAGCTTTGCTTTTGCTTTATATGAGAATACTTCAAAACAAATTAATTGAGGAGGATTTTAACATGGCAAGTATTCAAAAGTATGAAACTAAAAAAGGCATCCGATGGATGTATGTCATTGAAAATGGCATTGACCCAAAAACCGGTAAAAGACAAAGGATACCAAAGCGTGGTTTTTTGAGAGAAAAAGATGCCAAGCAAGCTGCTGCTGAAATGGAGTATATTCTTGGTAAAGTTAAACTCGATATGAAGAACAAAATAACTTTCAAAGAGCTTTGCGACGAATGGCACTCAGTATACAAATTGTCTGGAGTTAAAAACAGCACTTTACGAACTAGAAGGAAAGAAATTAGGTACTTAAATAAGCATTTAGGACATAAAAAAGTTAAAGATATTTCCGATAAGGATTACCAAAAAATGTTGGTGAAATTAAAAGATGAAGATGATTTGTCAGAAGGAAATATTAGCAATATTCATGCTGTAGCTAGATTGATTTTCAGAAGAGCTAAACAACAAAAAATCATATTAGATGACCCCACTGAATACGCTCAAAAACCTAAAGATATTAAAACTGTTGAGGATTTAGAAAAGCAATCAATTGAAGATAAATACTTTGAAAAAAACGAACTCAAGACTTTTCTCGATATAGCAAATAAGAACTTTGACCATGAATACTACACAATGTTTTTTTTGTTGGCGTGGACAGGCATAAGGGTTGGCGAATTAGCTGCACTTAAATGGAGTGATGTGGACTTTGAGAATAACAGCATTAGTATCACAAAAACATATTTTAATGATCGTGACAATACCAAGGAATTTGAAATTTTAACTCCGAAAACAAAAGGTTCCGTAAGAGTTATTGACATTGAACCTGAAGTAATTGCAGTATTAAAAAAACACAAGGCTAATCAAAATGCAGTTAAGATTGCAATTAAAAATGAATGGTTTGATGGCAACTTTATTTTTGGCAGAATGAAGAGAACGAAGTATTATGGTTATCCACCAGCTGTTAAAACAATTGAACACCGTTTCAAATCAGTATTGAAAAAGTCAGGTATTCAGAAAAAGTTAACGCCACATTCTCTAAGACATACTCACACTTCACTTCTCGCAGAAGCAGGCGTAGATCTTCACAGGATTATGGCTCGCTTAGGACATACCGAAGATAAAACAACACGATTAGTTTATTTACACATTACCAGTGACAGAAAAAAAGAGGCTTCAAAGTTGTTTGGAGATCTCATGAGAACTGTTTAAAAATGTTTCGGCATCAATATGGCATCAAAAAACAGGATCATTGCCTACAAACCCTTTTATAACAAGGCTTTTTATATCTATTGGAGGCTTGTGGGAAATACC